CGCGCCGACTTGAAAGCCGGGCGCGGCGGATACGACTTCGACGCTGCGGTCGCTGCGGTCGCTGCGAATGCGGACCCTGCAAGATTGGCCGGTCACGCCGTTACAAGGGACAACGGGGCCGCAAGTTCGCCCATGATGGAAGCGCGCGTGCGCTTTGAGGGGCTGAAAGCTAGGCGGCTTGAGATCGACAACGCGAAGGCTGAAGGCGAGCTTATCAGTCGCTCTGCGGTCACCGAGACCGGCATAAGCCTAATCACTGCCGCGCGCACCGCGCTATTAACGTTAGGCCATCGCCTTGCGGAGAAAGTTGCGAACAAGAGCGACATAAAAGAGATCGCAAAAATCATCGAGGCCGAAGTGCGCGACGTACTTGGCGTGCTCTCAGACCCGCAGACTTTTCTAACAGCCTTAGAGGCCGAAGCACTATCATGACCGACACACCGCTCGCCCTCGCATGGTTGGGGGCATTAGCGCCACCGCCTGCGATTCTTCCGAGCGTGTTCGCCGAAGCACAGATCGTTTTGCCGAGTTCGGCAAACTCGCTGCCCGGTCCACTCCGTTTAGCCCCGTATCAAAAAGAGTTGGTAGACTGCATCGCCGATCCAGACACCGACATAATCGTGATGCAGCTTTCATCGCAAGTCGGCAAAAGTTTGAGTCTTGATTGCCAGTTGATGTACTGCATTTCGTGTTCACCTGGACCGATGCTCCATGTGTCCCCAACAAATCAGCGAGCGACCGAATTTGTTCGTGATAGATTTGATCCACTTGTGGCGTCGTCGCCGTCGATGCGCAAACTGATTGGAGCGGGGGCTAAAGGCGCTGACTCGATCAGCGCTAAAAGTTTCCCAGGAGGTCAGCTCGCGTTCGCGAGTTCGTTCAAACCAGATGAATTGGCGGCGCGCGCTATAAAGGTGTTGGCGCTGGATGAAATTGATCGGTACGCCACTAGCGCAGGGATCGAAGGTTCGCCCGTAGACCTTGCCATCAAGCGAACGAAAACGTTCGAAGGCAAGGGCCGCAAGATCGTCTTAACGAGCACGCCTACTAATCGCGTGTCCCGCATTAACGCTTGGTATTTACGCGGGGACCAACGAAAGTTTTTCGTCGCGTGTCCCGACTGCAAAGACGAAGCGCCGCTCGCCTTCGAAAATCTGAAGTGGACCGAAGGCAAGCCAGCGACCGCGCATCTTGTATGCGAAGCCTGCGGCTGCATTCACAACGAAGCGCAGCGCCGCGCGATGCTTGAGGACGGGAAATGGAAACCCACCGCTACAGGCGAGCCGGGCGTGCGCAGCTATCACCTGACCGAGCTGTCGTCAAAATTCTCGACGCTTCAATCTGTAGCAGCGCAATACGACGCGGCTAAAACGCCCGAGCAAAAGCAAAGTTTTTTCAACACTTGTCTAGCGCAGACATACGAAGCGGGGACTGAAGTCGAGCTTTCGTCTTCCGAGCTTCAGCGACGTGCTGAGCCCATCGCATCGCCGTACGCGAACAACATCGAGAAGATTACGGCCGGGGTCGACGTACAATCGAATCGTTTGGAGTGCACACTGTTTGCGCACCATGCGGACGGTACGTCGAGCGTCTTGAATCACCACAAGCTAATGGGTGACACGAGTTCAGATTCAGTCTGGCAAGCTCTGGACAACGCGCTCGGCGAAGTCTTCACGCTCGCCAACGGGCGCAAGCTAATGGTTCAAGCAACCGCCGTTGACTCAGGCTTTAACGCGGACAGAGTCATGGCCTTCGTCAACATGCAACGGCGCAAGTCGCGCGCCTGCTACGCGGTCAAGGGCCGATCAGGCTTCGAACGAATGCCGCTAACATGGGGAGGCAACTTAAAAGGACAAATGCGATTGCTGATTGTTGGGACCGACGCGGTAAAACACACCGTGCAGAGGCACCTAGCTTTGCAGTCGATAGAGCCCGGCTACATCAGACTGCCGAGTCATCTGCCGCAAGAGTATTACGAAGGACTCGCCAGTGAAGAGCTTCGCGTTCGCTACGTCAAAGGAGCCCCGAAGTACGAGTACCATAGAACGTTCCGGCAAAACGAACCGCTTGATTGTTTGGTTTATGCGACCGCAATCGCCAACATGGTCCCGAAGGTGACTTTGACGCCACCGGGACCGTCCAACATACCCGAGCTGGCCAGGAAACTGAACGCGGCTCACAACACCTAAGAGGACACACCATGACTAAGACCAAGCTCGCCGCAGTCAGCGGCGAAATCAACGCGGCTGTTTTGTCAGAGCGTTTGCGCGTCTCTGCCATTCTGGAATCAGCCGAAGGCAAGCGCAATCCCGCGATGGCGCAAGAGTTGGCTCTCCGCTCTTCGCTTGATATTGACACAGCCCGTGCAATCTTGGGCAAAGCGCCCGCCGAAAATCCGTTTACGGCGGCCATGTCGCTGCTCGGTCCGATCAATCTCGGAGACGGCGGCATCGGCGCGGCCCCCGCAACGTTCACCAACGATTCGAAGGCCGCTCGGCTGAAGGAAATCGAAGTGAATGTGAAAAATTTCAACGACGAAAAGCGCGGCACTCGCGCAACGCGCGCAGCGGGTTAAACACAATGGGCATCAAAGATTTCATCCGGGGGCTTGGGGGCGCTAGGCCCTCAGCCTTGCAGAGCGCTGCGCCGATCAGCCGTAACGAGCTTGCGCCGATCAGCGGAGTCTCTGGCGCGCAACTCGGATTCCAAGACGGGACAGACGGCAAGCCGAGTTTGACTTGGTCGCGTTATCAGGGCTCGCCTAGGTTCACGGCAGGCTTTGGCCCTTGGTATGGGGCACCCGGTGCAGAGGTCTCATACGAACGCGCGGCAGCCGCGTCCGTGACCGCGGACCTACTGACTTCGAATACCGCGATAGCAAGCCTCGTTGAGCAGTTTGCAGTATACGCGATTGGCGAAGGCTTGACACTGTCCGCGCGTCCGAACCACGAGGCGCTTGGTATCAGCCCGGAAGCCGCTCGCGCGCTCAGTCACCAAATTGAGCAAGCATGGAATCTCTGGTCGAAATCGCCCGTGGAATGTGACTCAAGTCAGCGCCATAATGTTCATCAGCTTGCTACTGCCAACTTCAAGTCGTGGCTCCTCACCGGCGAGGGCGCGTTCCTCATGGACTGGCGCAAAGGCAACGGCGCGCTAACTCACACGAAGATAAAGCTGATCGACCCGAGGCAGATCGATCAGAGCATTACGAGAATCACTCCCGAGGGTTCGATTCTGCAAGGGGTGGCTTTTGACAAGGTCGGCCGCTTGGTTGGCTACTGGATTCGGCCGTTCGTGCTCGGCAATTTCTCGATGGCCCCTCAGCCCGTCTTTGTGGCATCCCGAACTAGCTGGGGCCGTGCTCGCGCCGTCCTTAACTTCGATCTTTTGGTTCCCGGACAAGTGAGGGGGCTCTCGCCACTCATAGCGAGTTTGTCGCCTGCGCACTCAAAGGCAACACTACGCGAGTTCACGCTTGCCAGTGCGTTCATTCAATCGATGACGGCGACGACCATCGAGTCTGACATGCCGACAAGGCAAGCGCTCGGGACGTTCCAAGTGAACGATGGCTTGCAGGGTTACAACGATAGCGGCGCTTCGCCTGAAGCGTGGCTTGCAGCTCGGGGTGCGTTCTACGGGGAAGCAAAGGTTCAGCTTCAGCCCGGCGTAATAAGCCACCTTGCACAAGGCGATAAACTGAAATTGCATCGGTCAGAATCTCCCAACTCGACCTACGATTCCTTTGACCGTAGCCTTAGCCGGGAGGCAGCAAAGGCAGCGGGTTCGAGTGCCGAAGATTTGTCGGGCGATTATAGCAAGACTTCGTTCAGCGCTTCCCGTTTGGCCCAAGAGCTGCCTTCACGCATCAATGACCGTCGCCGCATGGCTATCGTGCGTCCGTTCTATCAGACGGTGTTCGCGTCGTGGCTCGAAGAGCAAATGGAAACGGGGGCTATCAAGCTGCCGGACGGTGCGCCCGAGTTTTGGGAAGCTAAGGACGCTTATTGCAACGCTAACTGGCACGGCAAGGGGAAACCAACCTCCGATCCGCTGAAGACTGCGCAAGCCGACGTTTTGGAATTGGAGAGCGGGCTAACGACGCTCGAAGCCAAACTCGCCGAGCGTGGACTCGACTTCGAAGAGGTAGTCGCGCAACGCAAAGCCGAACGCGAACTGCTCGAAGCTGCGGGCCTGCCTTACCTCGTGCCGAAAGCACAAGCTACCGCGCTTGCCGAAGACATTGACACCGATAGCGCAGACGACGAAG